AATGGTATATGCGTTTCAATGGTGGCGAATTTCAATCTGCTGAAACCGCACCGCTTGCCATTCTTCGCGCGGCATTACTCATAACCCTGTAACATATTCGCAAGGCCAAACTACACCTTTAGGTATATAATAAAAATATGAAACGTTGCACTAAGTGTGGTGAACTGAAATTGTTGAGTGACTTTCACAAACGTAAAAGCTATAAAGATGGCATTATGTCATGGTGCAAGAAATGTCATAATGAGAGTGGTCGCAAGTGGGCAACTGCTAATTCTGAAAAAATGAATGAGCATCAACGGAAATGGTATAGTGCCAATCCTGATAAATCAAAAGAGAAACATTATAAATGGCGTGCTGCCAATCCTGATAAGGCGCGTAAGATTGCTAGAAAGTGGGATATTAATCATCCTGAACAAAAGCTTAAGGATGGTCATAATCGCCGCGCAAGGAAAATGGGGAATGGAGGCGAGATAACAATAGATAAATGGAAGTCATTGAAAGAGCACTATAAATATACCTGTTTATGTTGCAAACGTTCTGAGCCTGAAATCAAATTAACCATTGACCATGTAAAGCCAATAGTCTTAGGCGGTAAGAATTTAATCAAAAACGCACAACCGCTTTGTCAGTCTTGCAATAGTAAAAAGGGTGTGAAATACATAGATTACAGATAGCAACTGTGTAACTATTTCCTCAGGATAAACTACACTAAAGTGTATCCCCTCAAAGTGACATGTCCCTCTATGATTAGAGGGACGTTGTATTTAATTAGATCAATGGAGGTTTTCCCGGTGAGTGATAAGCACCAAATGATTTTAGAAACAGTTTATCCATCCGGTAATGAGGTATGGAATTGTTCCATATGTGGACGTAAACTAATGTTTTCTTATGAGCCTGAAACCGATTTAATTGTTATTGAGACAGGAAATTTTTACGCTTCGCATTTTGGGAGTAAGGGCGGACTAACAATAAGTTCTGTTGAAACAAATAATAAGACAAATTAGAAAAGGAGTCCCCATGAAAAAACTATTTGTAATGTTACTCAGTATGCTGTTGCTCACCGCGTGTGTGTCTCAGCCAGTCGCGGGATTTGTTCAATTGCCGGATGCGGAACAGATTGCAATCACCGCACTTGTCGTCGGCGTTTTGGGATTGGTGTTTTCTTACATCGCGACCAAGTTTCCGTGGTCTACCCCCTTCGTTGAAAAATATAAAATGGAAATCAGCCTTGCGGCGGCTGGCGCGCTAGTTGGTGTTATCGAAAACGCGTTGCCGTCGGCGTATCCAGAAATATCAATTTTATTTGTGCAACTCGTTCTCGCTGTACTTGCCGTGGTTGGATTATTCAAGATACTTGGTAAAGCTGGCGTGCCAGGATTTCGTGCATGACCGCTAATGTCACGTCCAACATTGATTATCAATTCACGCTGGATTCATTGATAAAGGTTTTGGAGGATGTTGCCGCGTGGCATAAGATTGACGAAGGACATGGAGAACGAACGGCGATTCTTTCTTTGAAGATTGCGGCTCAACTGGAAAATAAATTAAGTATTGACCAAACGAAACTGCTAAACTATGCCGCGCGTATTCATGACCTGGGGCGGATTGCAATTGACGATTCTATAATGCTGAAGAATGGCCCTCTTACAACTGCGGAACGGGGCGCGGTAGAAACCCATCCTCGAATCGGTTATAACTTTTTATACCGCTCTAATCTTCCGTTGGAAGTCAAACACACGATTTTATATCATCATGAATATTTTGATGGAAGTGGGTATCCCGAAGGATTGAAAAGTATTTCAATTCCCCTCTTTGCTCGTATCGTCACTATTGCTGATACCTGGGACGCATTGACCTCACAACGTCCCTACCGGAAACCGATGGACCCGACCGCCGCATTGAATACGATGAACTTGAATAAATCAAGATTTGATCCGGAGTTATATGCATTTTTTCTGAGGTTGCTAGAAGATGGAGAACTGAAATGACAAAACCATCTGAAGAGCTAAAAAGAGTCATGAAGGAAGCGCAGGAACTGGACAGTAAAACGGCTCTGAGGGTGCTTATCATTGTTGACGATTCCATTCAGGAATTCAGAGATCAGATATTAGAATTTCAACAGCAGGCACGCGAGACGAACGTTAACGTTCAAAAGGCATTCATTGATACTGGTGCTACTGTCCAAACATTGCGAAGCGAACTGGCGGCATATCGATTGGAGCGTAACGCTTCGGAATTGGAAGAGAAAGCGAAAGCATTTGAGATCGCCAAACGACGTGCCAACTCTACTATGACCACCTCTGAAAGAATAGAAGTGGAAAAAGTTGTGAGCACGGCATTGAATGCAGACAAGATAGATATTCGCGGAATAAAAGTTCCCACCAAATTTCTACCCTGGATTATTATCGGATCATTCCTTCTGACGGCTATGATCTTGTTGCTCTTCCCTGATGTGGTAGCACAAATTTTGCTGCGGCTGGCAGGAATGATTGACGGTGCGCCGTGAAATTTGCGCCAGGTCAAAGTGGTAATTCCAAAGGTAGACCGCCAGGGAAAACGGGCCGTCAACTTGCAGGGTTGTTGCTCGAAGAACTTAACGCGCCGCACTGGCCAACAGATGCAAGAAAAGAAATTGCTCATCGTGCGATAAACGCGTTGATGACTGGCTATTTGGAATTCAAGGATCGCAGATCAACACGTAAAATCAAAATTGACACGCGCAACTGGATTGACCTTTATAAATTTGTAAATGTTCACATCGATGGAACCGCAAAAGCAGAGATTGAATTCAGCCGCGCTGATGTTCCTGATCAATCGTTTGTCATTCCTGCGGATGTGATCGCACCCTCGTTTATGGATGCGTATAGAGATATTGTACAGAGGAACCATACCGAGTACATTTTCAGCGGTGGACGCGGGTCTACGAAATCCAGCTTTGTTAGTCTTGTTATTATTTATTTGATTAAAAACAATCCGGCCATGCACGCGTTGGTGATGCGGCAGGTTGCAAACACGTTACGCGATAGTGTCTATGCTCAATTGCAATGGGCAATTGGTGAGCTTGGAGTGTCAGACGAATTTAAGTGTATCGCCTCGCCAATGGAAATTGAATATCTTCCCACAGGACAGAAGATTTATTTCCGTGGCGCGGATGATCCTGGAAAAATTAAGTCTATTACACCGACGTTTGGCTATTTGGGTTTATTGTTTTTCGAGGAGTTGGATCAATTTCATGGACAAGAGGCAGTAAGAAAGATTGAACAAAGTATTCGTGGTGGTGATGATACTTTATATTTCAAATCATTCAACCCTCCGCCAACGGCTAACAATTGGGCAAACAAGTATTTACTTATCCCCAAAACTACTCAGTATCAGCATAAGAGCACATATCTTACTGTCCCTCCTGATTGGCTTGGTAAGACATGGCTCGAAGAAGCGGAGCATCTGAAGAATGTAAATCCTATCGCATATGACAACGAATATTTAGGCGTTGCTAATAACATCGGTGGACAGGTGTTTACTAATGTACGCATTGAAACGATTACAGACGAACAAATAAAAGAATTCGATAGAGTTTTACATGGACTTGATTGGGGATTTTATCCTGATCCCGCGTCGTATGGAAAGATGCATTATGACTCCGCGCGGCGAACTCTTTATATTTATGGTGAGGCGCGCTACTGGAAAAAGTCAAACACAGATTTATATAAAGAGCTAACCGATACTGAGTATGGTTTGCTGGGTGATAGCGACATGCTCATTGCCGATTCCGCGGAGCCGAAATCAGTAAATGATTTCCGCGCGTATGGGTCCAATTGTCGTGGTGCAGAAAAGGGGCCGGAATCGGTCAAGTATTCAATCAAATGGTTGCAAGGTCTGACGGCAATCATTATAGATAACGTCCGTGCTCCATATCACGCACAGGAATTTTTAGATTATGAATTTGAACGAACAAAGGACGGTGAAATTATTTCAGAATATCCAGATAAAAACAATCACGCGATTGACGATACACGTTATGCCTGTAACCTAATTTGGAAAAGAAGAGGAGAATAAACAAATGGCATTGAAAATGTACGAACCCAGTGAGAAGGATAAGAAAAATATAGAAAACAATTTCAGGTATCACTCGCCCAAGCCCGAACTTGGACAACCTGAAAAGTATGAAACCGTTCGGGCAGAAGCAAAGAAATTTGCTGAGTTGCTTACGACCCTTTGCCCGCCGTCGCGTGAGTTGTCAGTTGCTATTACTGAGTTGGAAACCGCCGTCATGTGGGCTAATGCCGCAATTGCAAGAAATGAATAGGAGAAAATATCATGGCTGACTTTGTTTTTAACATAGCAAAGGGGCGGGTTGTGGAATATTACAACCGAGTAGAAAATAACGATCCGGCAAATAGTGCATTGATCGTTGTTGTGATTGATGCCAACGGTGACACGGATGCAACGATGAAAGATCGTGACGACCTCGCCGCGTTGCTTGGTGGTACGGCGAACGAAGTAACAAATACCAACTACGCGCGCAAGGTTCTGGAAAGTGTTGAACTTGCCGCACTGCCCGCGCCTGATGACACTAATGATCGTTATGATATTGATCTCCCCGATCAAACGTGGTCGGCAGTGGCCGCGGGCACGGCATGGACTGACATCCTGATTTGCTATGATCCTGATACCACAGGTGGAACGGATTCAACCATCATCCCGCTGACCTGTCATGATTTCGCGGTGACTCCGGATGGAAGCGATATTGTGGCCCAAGTGGCCGCCGCTGGATTTTTTAGAGCATCGTAAATTATGGCTTGGACTTTTGACGCGGCAAACGCCGGTGCTACTGGTACCGCCTCACCTGCTACTTTTGCTTGGACAGTAGGTGATCTAACAAATGGTATTGCTATTGTTTGGGTGACGTGGGCAACACTCACAACAACAGTAACAGGTGTTGACTTTGGCGGAACAGCAATGGTGCAAGCCGTTCATAACGTGGTTGCTAATCGTGGTGTGGCTATCTATTATCTTTACAACCCTCCTGAAAGTGCATCCCGTACTGCAACCATTACCTTTAGTGCCAGTCCTTCGCGTTGGGTTGGTGGTGGACATACTTGGTCGGGTGCAAATTCCACACAAACGCCTCAAGTACCGACGCCAGTTAACGGCACAGGCACGAATCCATCTATTACATCGGGAACAGGTGCGACTGAATTAATCGTTGATTGTTTGGGAATAGCATTTACGGCTGGACAAACATTAGTTGCTGATGCAGACCAAATTGAACGCGGTAATACTACGGGTGGCGCAACACGTGGCGCAAGTTCCAGTCAATTAGGTTCCGCTGGTGGGGTTATGTCCTGGACTGACTCCGCCTCACGTGCCTATAACTATTGTGCTGCATCGTTCGATCCAGCAAGTAGCGCGCAAACAATTGCCGCCAATCAAAACACAGAAACAGATGCCTCGCAACCAGTCACAAAACGAAAATCTAAAACCAATGGACAAAATTCTGAAACTGATACATCCCAGGCAATCAGCAAGTTAAAGCAAAAGGCGTTTGCACTAAACACGGAATCAGACGCCGCGCAATTGGTTACTCCACAACGCCGATACTCAGTAGGGCTTGTTGGTGAAATT